TATTATGGGGTTTGAGTGGGCAAATGAAGACTCTCGTACTTTTTTAAGTAGAGGGTATATAGATGGAAACATGACTGTCGAAGAACGTGTAAGAATTATTGCATGGACAGCAGAGAAAATTTTAGATAGAGAAGGCTTTGCTGATAAGTTTTATGATTATATGAGTAGAGGATTTTATTCTTTATCCTCTCCAGTATGGTCTAACTTTGGAACTAAAAAAGGTTTACCTATTTCTTGTAACGGTGTTTTTATTAATGATAATATGGAATCTATTCTAAAGAAAACAGCAGAAGTTGGAATGCAAACTAAAATGGGTGCAGGTACTTCTGGTTATTATGGTGCACTAAGAGCAAGAGGTAAACCAATTAAGAGTGGTGGAACAGCAGATGGTCCAGTACACTTTATGAATCTAACAGAAACCACAGTAGATGTTGTTGCTCAAGGTAATGTTCGCCGAGGGTCCTTTGCTGCATATCTTGATATATCATCACCTGATATTATGGAGTTTCTTGACGCTCGTGAAGAAGGTTCATCTATTATTAATATGTCACTAGGTGTTTGCATTGGCGATGACTGGATGCAAGAAATGATTGACGGCGATCCGAATAAGAGAACCGTCTGGGCTCGTGTTCTTCGTAAACGTCGTGAATCTGGCTATCCATATCTGTTCTTCAAAGACACAGTAAACAAGAATAAACCACGTGTTCTCAGACAGAAAGATATTTCTATTTGGGCATCTAATCTTTGTTCGGAAATCTGTTTACCATCATCAGAAGATGAATCCTTTGTGTGTAACTTAGCATCTATGAATCTACTAAAAGCAGATGAGTGGATGGAAACAGATGCTGTAGAAACAATGATTTGGTTTCTTGATGCAGTAATGGAAGAGTATATTGAGAAGACTGCTGATATACAATTTATGCAGTCTGCAAATAATTTTGCAAAACGTTGGAGAGCATTAGGCTTAGGTCAACTTGGTTGGCATTCATATCTTCAATCTAAAATGATTGCATTTGAATCATTTGATGCACATCTACTATCAGTAAAAATTAGTAAGTTTATTGATGATCGTTCTCTTGAAGCATCTAAAGAATTAGCTATAGAGTATGGTGAACCAGAAGGTATGTTAGAAACAGGAGAGAGAAATCTAACAAGAACAGCAGTTGCTCCAACTACATCATCATCCTTTATCCTTGGTCAAGTATCACCATCTATTGAACCTTTAGCATCTAATTACTTTACAAAAGATTTAGCAAAAGGTAAATTTACCTATCGTAATCCATATTTAAAAGATTGTTTAGCTGCACATGGTAAAGATGATGAAAAAACATGGGTCGATATTCTAAAACATGGTGGATCAGTACAACATCTTGAATTTTTAACACAAAACGAAAAGGATGTATTTAAAACATTTAGTGAAATTACCCCACTATCTATTGTTCAACAAGCTGGTGCTAGACAGAAATACATAGATCAGTCACAGAGTTTAAATATTCTAATTCACCCAGATGTTCCAGCTAAAGATGTAAATGCTTTACTTATTGAAGGATGGAAATTAGGTGTTAAAACTTTCTATTATCAACGTAGTGCTAATCCAGCCCAAGAACTGGTACGTGATATTATGAACTGTGATGCATGTGAAGGATAACAATAAATGAAATATTATTACATTGAGTGCGAAATTTGTGACGAGCAGTCTCAGATAACAGTAGAAAATTCTTCTCCAGAACCAGAATTTTGTCCTATGTGTGGTAATATAGCCATACCAAACTTCTTAGATGAAGAGGAAGAATTAGATTAAATTTTACTAAATAGTATTACTTACAACTAGGGTTAAGTAATATTATGTGGATTTTTAATGGTAACGAATTTAACCCAGCTGAGTTTGATTTTGATAACTTGGTTGGGTTTGTTTATTGTATAACAGATTTAAGCAATAATAAAAAATATATTGGTAAAAAAGGGTTTTGGTCAAGAAGAAAACTAAAGCCGTTAAAGGGTAAAACTAGAAATAGAATTGTTAAGAAAGAATCCGATTGGAGAGATTACCATGGATCTAATGAAGAGGTAAAACTTCTTGTTGAAAATCATGGATCAGAAAGATTTAAAAGAGAAATACTCCGACTCTGCAAAAGTAAAGGTGAAATGTCTTACTTTGAAATGAAAGAGCAGATTGACCGTGAAGTGCTATTTAGCGATGAATATTATAATGAGTTTATAGGAGGAAAAATTCATTCTAAACACGTTAAAGGAATAGCAAATGTATGAATATAAATGCAAAGTACTAAGAGTGGTCGACGGAGATACGGTAGATGTTGATATTGATTTAGGTTTTGGAATAGTATTATCGGATGAAAGAGTTCGTATTATGGGTATTGATACTCCAGAATCACGTACTAGGGATAAAGTAGAAAAGCTTTTCGGTAAAGCAAGTAAACATAGACTTGAATCATTACTAGGTGAAACCGCCGTTTTAAAAACACAAATTAATAAAGATGGCGAAGATATGAAAGGCAAGTTTGGTAGGGTTCTTGGAGACTTTGTAACAGAAGACGGAAGAATGGCTACCGAAGTAATGATTGATGAAGGACATTGTGTTCCATATTTTGGTGGATCAAAGGAAGAGGTCCAAGCACAACATATGAAAAATAGAGAACGTCTTATATCAGAAGGTATTGTAACACAAGAACAAATAGACGAAGTTTCATAGGAGACTAATTATGAATGCTAAATTTGGAATAGGTGTTGTTATAGCAATTGTACTACAAGTAAGTGCATTTGTTTGGTGGACAGCACAACAAGCTCAAACTATTGAGACACTTAAAGGTGAAGTTGCAGAACTTACAGCTAAGAGTGAAATTGAAAAAGAAGTAACATTGCTTAATGACGTAAAACAGCTACAAAAAGATATTACAGAACTAAACGATAAAACATTAGAAGCAATACTTGAAACACATAATCGTATTGATAATTTAGGTCAACACGTAAGTAAACAAGATGAACTAATCAATAATACTTTTGCAAATCAAATGACAGAGTTTGAAGAAAAAGTACAAAATAGTTTTAATGTTGTTGAAGGTTGGGTTGATGAATTAGATACTTCTGTTGAGGATTTATATTTACATATAGATATTACTAATCAAGGGCTTGATAAAAAATTAAGTGATAGAATTGAAGATCATAAACATTAGGGGTTTACATTTGATTTAAAATATATTATATTAGTAGTGTAAAAAGAATCGGAAAGAACTAAAATGATTTACAGTCTTACAGCAGATATTACACATACTTCAAGTAAATCAGAGATTAAACAATTTGCAGAAGAACATGGATGCACTCTTTTAAAATTTAAAGCTTTAGAAAATAATCATCTTGTTACATTTTCTTCTAATAATTTGGATTATATTCAAGAGTTAACAGACCAACTTCAATTATCACACTCAAAAATAGTTTCACTATAATTGTTTACTTTTCTTAAAAAATATAGTATAATGGTTTTAGTTATAAAGAGGAATATATTATGATTATTATTGATTACTCCGGTGTTTCTATTGCTCCTATTATGATGGGACACGCCGGCGTAGATGAAAACTTAATTCGCCATATGATTCTAAATTCTATTAGAATGTATAGAAATAAATTTAAAGATAAATATGGCGAAATAGTTATTGTTGCAGACGGCGGTGGCAACTGGCGTAAAGACGTATATCCTGAATATAAAGCTAATCGATCTAAGAATCGTGAAGAGTCTAAGATTAATTGGGAAGAAGCCTTTCGTATTATTGGAATGGTTCGTGATGAACTTAGAGATAATTTTCCTTATAAAGTTATCCACCAATGGGGTTGTGAAGCAGATGATGCTATTGCCGAACTCGTAAAATGGACACAAGAATTTGGTAATCATGAGGAAGTCATGATTGTATCAGCAGATAAAGATTTTAAACAACTTCAGAAATATAATAATGTAAGACAATATTCTAATATTACAAAGAAATTTGTAGATGAACCTAATCCTAGACTGTTTCTTGCAGAACACATCTTAAAAGGTGATGGTGGTGATGGAGTGCCTAATGTACTATCTGACGATAAATGTTTAGTTGAAGGCCGCCGACAAAATGTTCTGTCAAAGAAAAAGAAAGAAGCTTTACTTGAAGACCCTAAAGCTTTAGGTGAAGACGTTTATAGAAATTATTTGCGCAATAAAAAAATGATTGATTTAACAGAAAGTTCAGAATGTCCTGAAAGTATAAAACAAGAGATTATAAATACTTTTGTGGAGCAAGATCAGTATAAAAACAAAGGTAAAGTTTTTCCCTTTCTTGTTCAAAAAAGATGTAAATTATTGCTAGAGAATGTACGGGAGTTTATTTAGAATGGCAAAATTAATTCATGAAGTAATTGTGGAAGCCGGAAAGAAAAGATCCAAGGCTGAAAAAGTTGAATGTTTAAAACAGAATGAATCTTGGGCTTTAAAAGATATTCTTAGAGGCACATATGATGATGCCGTTCAATGGTTGGTTCCTGAAGGAACACCACCATATACTCCTAATAAAGAAGAAAGTACACCATCCAATCTTATTAGGCAAAATACTCAGTTCAGGTATCTTGTTGATTCACCAGATTCTAGGAAGGTGCTTAAAGCTAAACGTGAAAATATTTACATCAGATTACTAGAATCAATTCACCCATTAGATGCAG